CCCGAGTATTGCCGTCAGGTTTTTCATTGTTGCAGGTCCTTCAAAAACATTGCAAAAAAGTACAGCAGCCCGCCGCCTATGCCGACAGTAGCAAAAAGCGTGGCGCCGAGGAAGACTTTTGCAAAGAATGCTTGCTGCTGCTCAACCGCTGCCTGCCGCTGCTTGCGCAACTGGCCTTCAGTGCGGAGTATCTCTTCCCATGTTCCCATGCCGTAGGTCATCGACACCCACACCTTCAGCTCGTAGCGCTGCGCCTCGATCTGCTTGCGTGCCAGCACGGCCTGCGTAGCCATGGCCTCGATGTTGTCGGAGCCTGTCAGGAGCCGCGCGACGATGCCGGGATTCTTCGTAGCCTTCTCAATCGCTGAAATCTGCGCCGACGCACCCATCCACTTCTGGATGTCGCCGTGCATAGACTCAATATCGCGACCAATCTCGAACCCGCGCTTGAGCATCGAGAACGCTTTGCTGGCTGCGCCTATGGCGAGGGTGACGGACGCCGGATCCATGACCCCACCTAGTTGTAGAAGAAGTTAGCAGAGTCGACGTTGGTCATCTTGGCGTAGGTGCCGTTTTTAACAAGCATGCCATCTCCCGGAACGGAGAGGACGTTCGCATAAATGTCCAACTCGGACACTTCTGTGCTAAAAATCCATCCGCCACCACCGCTCACATATGTGCAAACAGGGCTACCCGAAATAGTGCCGCTGTTTATGTCCACTATGGTAAAAGCATTGGCCGTAGTGACCGTGACCGCATAGTTGCCGGATCGAGCCTCGCCCCCAGTACCGGGCCTATACGCGATACCAACAGTGTCACCTGTTTGCAGCCCGTGACCGGTTGAGCTGACCGTGACCGTTGTCCCGCTGCGCGCGTAGGTCGCAGCTACAGGGACTACGACCGTGTCAAAGATCTCGAGAAAGCCATCAGACGCCGTGCCGATATACGACAGACCGGTGATACGATGCCGTCCCAAGACGACAAAGCCGGACCCGTGGGCGTGTGTGCTCTTGGTATCAGAACCAGCCATAAACTATCTCCTTATCCTGCGGATACGGACAGAGTGCCGCCGTTGTTCCAGATCGCACCAGCAACTGCGGGATCAGAAGTGGGGATAACGATGACGTTTGCAGTGCTTGACAGCGTTGCCGCGCCGGTCACGGACAGGGTGCCGGTGACTGTAGCGTTGGTGCCGTAAGTAGCGTTGGTGGTGATTGCGCCGGTGGTTGCGTCCTTGGTAACGGATTGAAAGCCGTTTTCGGAACGTACTGGGCCTGTGAAGGTCGTGTTAGCCATGAGGATCTCCTGTCGTGGCAAATGTCAGCCGCACCGCGCGGCTGTCAGGGATGCCCATAGAGTATACGAGCTGCGAACAAAAAGAAAGAGGCGATCCGATGTGCAGAAGCTTATACGTACTCGAAACGCCACCCCTTGTACGGGCCTTTGGCCAACGGTTTTCCAGAGCGTACAGATCGCTGGATGGTTGGCAGAAAAATACCGAACTCCTCTTTAATAGCCGTCGTTCGAGGAAACACGGTGATCTCCCCCGTCGGCGAGATCATCCGGACAGGCTGCCCCATCTTTGCCTTGGACTCCTCACTGTGGCTCTTTCCCAGCCAGTTCTGGTTCCCCTGCATGGCCTCAGATATCTTCTGGCAGTGCTCCTCGCTACGAACGTGACCCTTGGCGTAACTGTTACCCTTCTGGGCATCCGACATCTTCTGCCTTGTCTCCTCAGTGGGGATAAACCTCCCGCCTCGGCCCTCGGCCAACGCAGCTTGGACCTTGGTGCTGATTAGCTGCTTGGCCGCTTCGCTGTGCTTGCACCCTGTCCGGGGGTCTGCGGTCTTCCACTGCTTGAGAGTTGCTTCGCGGATAACCTGCTTTTGGTCGTCGGTTAGCTTGGCTCCGTATCGAGGATGGTTCTCCTTGTCCCCGCCCCGCCAAGGCGCACCTGACCGCAGCCCGTGGTTATAGCAGTAAGGCTTTCCAACATGTTTGATCAGCCACCGGTCCTCGGCTTCTTGCAACAACGCCTCTTCCACAACCTTTTCAACCACCTTGAAATCAAACGCATCCGAGCCGTACTTGTTCCAAGCCGCTTGGAGATGCTTGCAGTGGTGCCTGTTTCCGTTCAGTTTTCCACGGTGGGTCTTCCACCTGACATACCTCTGGGTGGTACTACCTACGTAAAACTTTCCGTTTACCTTGTTTTTTATCCAATAAATTACCGACTCTCTCATCGTTACATCCCCTATGATTGATACCCTTTTGTATAAGGTCTAATTAAATAGACTGCAACCACAAAAAAAACCCCCGCCGAAGCGGGGGTTCATCGGACCTAAGTCCTTGTTTTTATTAGGCGGAGCCCGGAGAACCGAACACGGCACGACTATCAGAAAATCCGAATGAGTACCTTTCACGCGCTTTGAAACGCATGTTGCCCGTATCGAAGTCAGCCTCCATTCCAGTGGACAGTGGTGTCCGCTCGAAGTGGATGAAGCCGCGTGGTGCGTCCGTCTTGATGAAGAATGCATCAGGGTCAGTCAAGAAGTCGTTGACTGTGTACCCTTCTGGCAGCATCCCCATGGAGCGGAGCGCGTTCACGTCGTTGTCAGCAGTGCCAACACGCAGGTTCGAAACCATCAGACGCTCTGCGATGAACTGCAGTTGGCGCGGGACGATGAGCTTCAGACCGCGGAGAGCAACCTTCAGGCCGCGCTCATCAACAAAACCAGCGATGTTGATCAGTGCGTCTTCCAACGAGGTCTCGTTCAAGTCGGCCGCAACGCTAGGAGTGTTTGCAAAGGTGCCGCCCGAAGTCAGTGGGTGGTCCGTTGCGCACAGTGCCTTGCCGTCACCACCAGCCAAAGCGCCGCCAGTGAAGGCGTTGTTCAGGACGGCAGCAGCTTTGACCTGCTTGGTGTGTGCCATGGAGCGAGCCAGTGCACGGGTGTAACGAGAACCGAGACGATCGTAGAGGTTATCCTCGATCGCTTCTTCAGTCAGCGAGAATGCAAGTGCAACCGTTTCGTGGTTGTAGCGAGCAGTGTACGCTTCGTTGGCGTCATCGAAGCTGATCGCAGAACCCTCGGATTTGTTAGGCGCCGCGCCGAAGCCCGACAGCATAACTTCTTCCTCGAATGCACGATCCGATGACTCAGTGGTGAAGATTTCAGAGTGCTGGTTTTCGTAGCGACCATACTCCATTCCGAACAGGGCATTAAGGCCCGGCTCGAGTTCTTTCGCAAGTTGTGCGCGAGAGATTGCCATGTGCTAGTCCTCCTTACACGCCGGTCGTCGAAACAGTGCCACCAGCAATTGCGCCATTCGACGAATTGAAGTGGTTGTTCAAACGCACGATTACAGGGATACCAGCTGCGGTGAAGTCGGCGTTCTCAGGATCCTCTTGGATACCCATGATGCGCAGGTTCAGCGTGTTGGTAGTGGCGATGGTGTTCAGGTCGAGCGTAGCCGACGAGATACCTGTGGTGGCGACGCCCGATGTGGCCAGAGCAAAGTTCGCATTGGCAAAAATTGCCGCGCGGACTTCTGCTTCTGTGTTCGCTGCTGCGACCACGTTGGATGTTGCGACAACAAACAGCTGTGCTGGGTCGTCGTAGACGAACGCCTTGACAGGGAAGTTTGTGTCTGCACCAGACCCGGGCCAGTAGTTGGACCAGACCTTCTTACCGGTTGTTGCCGAAACGTACTCGCAGCCTTGGAACACGCCCAACAGACCTACCGTGCCGCCCGCTGCTGCACCAACGATGTCGATGACACCGGCTGCAAGTGGGATGACAGGGGAACCCTGATAGATCGCGTTTGTATTGCCTGCGGCGATACGGTACTCGGTCGAACCGGTGCTGTTGGTATTCTGACCCACCTTGCCGATGGGACGAAGACCGAATGCGCCATTGATATTGGCCATTTTCAGCTCCTTTTGCTGTTAGTCGGAGGACCCACGTCCACCGAATGAGACTTTACTCTGCCGAGTCTGATGAATCGGCATCGAAGGATGTGACTCCTTCATTAAGTCCTGATCGACAGCCTGCATCTGTTCGCGGGTCCGGAGCCCGTAGTACGCGGATCGTTCGTGAGCAGTTTCGATAGGAATACGACACAGCATCAGGCCACCTTGGCCAATGATTCCCGAGTAACGACCATCGTCGATCGTCGGAGCCTCATAGTCTGGATACTCATCGGCGCGGACGGGGGTCCATCCTTCACGCAGCTTGGAGTGGACATTCATCTTGTCCTCTTCGCCGCGCATAGCAATTCGAATCCAGCGATGCACATAACCCGCAGGGGCTTCTGGTGCAGCAAGGTGGCTGGGCGGTGCCCATGGTTTACGGCGCGTGGTTTCTTCACGCGTGGTAGCGGACCGTGGTGTGCGAGTGTTCTCAGTCATCAGATTAATCCTTTACGTACTTTGCGTATTCCTCGAGAGGAACATTGAGCCTTTTAGCAATGGCGATCTGCGACGGTGATAGCCTCACGGTCTTGCGCCCCTGTTTGTTCGTGCTGCGGGATGCCGAAGAGCCAGCGGGAGCGACCTGACTTTTCCCCGATGTGTTGGCCGTCTTGAACTTGTGCGGAAACTCCGTACGAACCCGACGATCAATCTCACTATAGTAGTCATCGCTCTGCGGGTCAAATCCTTCTTCCTCGACCAACTTGCGATGGATACCAAACGCGGCATAGGTCATGACTTCGTCCTGACCGAACCACGTGTTCTTCTCAGCCCAGCCCTGAGCCTTTGGGTCAACCTGCGCCTGCGGCGCCTGCTGCTGTTGCTGCCGTGCGGGCTGCTGGTACTGCTGCGTCTCAACCGGTGCCGTCTCTACCCGCTGGTCCGCACGCCGCTTTGCAAGATCGTAGCGCTCCTTGTCAGAGCTTGCCCGGGCCAAAGCCTCTTGGGCCTCGATCATGCGATCCGTGTCGCCCGCCTCGTACGCGTCTTTGTAGTTGCGACGAGCCGAGGTGATCTGCGCTTCGATACGCGCGCCGTACTCATTCAAGTACCCGCTGTCGAGCTGCTTGAGACGCCCCTCGAGCTGCTGCTTTTCCTGCAGAAGCTGCTGAGAGAAGCGAACAGCCTCTTCGCGGTCGCGCTCTTCCTTGCGAAACTTTTCTGTCAGGCGAGAAATACGCTTCTGGACACCCTTACTGTAGGTCTCTAGTTCGCTCTCGTCGCCTTCGCCGGAGTCCACAGAGACTTTTTGATCTTCATCTTCGTCTCCTCCCTCCTGCTCAATAATGATCTCTTGGCCGAGATCCTCTTGTTCTTCAGACATAGGATTCTCCTTAAACGGTTTTGATGTCAGTGGGCTCAAGAACGGTCGCGATTACTTCGTCGTCATTTAGGACGCGAATCTCGCCGCCGTCGATCTTGAACCGGGAACCGGCGTACCGGCCAATGCAGACCCAATCACCCTGCTTGCACCACGGCTCTGGGTCCGGGCCAAACTTGTTGGGATCTCTGTAGGCAAGCGGGCCTACCTTGAGCACATAGGCCACCACAGTGGCCACCGTCTCACGGTCTCGGATCTCGTCCGGGATGAACAAACCACCTTTTGTCTGGACAGCCGTTTGATACGGCATGACCAAAATCCGCCAGCCCGTTGGTTGGGGCAGGCGGTCAAGCAGTGGTTTTTCAAGAAGGGCGGGATCAAGGACGCGGTCAGCCGCGTCTACGTACGCCTTGTTTAGAGAATCTTCGTCCGTGGCAGCAGGGAGAGGTGTTGACTCTCCCCCTCGGTCGGATTTGATTTTCTGCGCGACGTGGTCAGGAAGAAAAAGTGTCTTCGTCATAGTCAGCGTGTCTCTCCAGCAGGGCTTTGATTTCACTGGATGCGTAGGAGAGGCCCCGAAGCTCTCCAACCAGTTTCTTGTACTCCTCCCAGTTGGGAAGACCGTCCGCGGCGAGGCACTCTTTTATGTCGTCCTCGCGGCGGCGCAGTAGTTTGTACACATGTGACGCGAAATCCACTACATCCATCATAGGTTCTCGTTGTAGCTGTCTTCTATGTCACTTGTGATCGGACCACCTGTTGCCCATTTATCACACACATGATCGGATGAACACACAAATTTTAACAGCTGGCAGTATCCCAGATCCCCTGACTCGTCGTCGATGCAGTCGAGAACGTCCTCGGTCTGGTTGTAAGCCGCGCAAGTGCCGCAGACCTCTCCCGAGACAAGGCTGCCGTCTTCCGACGGATTGCGGTAATCTGCCGTCTCAGCAGCGCTCTCCTTGTTCTTGGCGTTCAGATCAGGGTCCTGCGTCGGAAGAGGGCAGCGCGCGCCGCCTTCCTTTTCCTCGTACTTGTCGACAGGGGTCATTTCCCCAAACGTGATGGTAAGAGTAGGCATTAGAAGGTCCCCCGGAAGATCTGTGGTTTTGCAATGCGGCTGAACGAAGAGATGATCCCGCCGCCAGCCTTTTTCTGTGCTTTCCCCGCCTTGGACAAAGCAATGGCAACCGCCTGCTTTTGCGGGCGCCCCTCGTCGCGGAGGGTACCGATGTTGGATGAGATTGCCTCTTGGGACTTACCTGTCTTGAGCGGCATCACTGACCTCCTTGGTTGCGTTGTTGCGCCATTTGCATCTGTGCAGAGATCCGATCGCGGTTCACTTCGTTGCGGTCGTCAGCAATCTGCTCCTGCAACTCGAGACGCGCGGCCTCGCCCGCGGCCTTCTGCGCAATCTTGGCCTGATCAAGCTGAAGCTTGGCCTGATCGATCTGGCCGTCCTGCATGAGTTCCTGCTGCTTGAGCTGGAGCTCAGTATTGCGGATTTGCACCAGTGGGTCACCCATTGGGTCCGGCTGCGGCGGTGTAAGCTCAGGCACCAGCTGCTCAAAGATCTGACGCTGCAGAAGAGCTGCGTAATCTGCTGAGTGCTTGGGGTCCTGCAATGCGGCCTGCGCCTGCATGATTTGCTGCTGGGCCTGCTGCGCGTCCATGGCGCCAGACTGCACCGCAATCTGCATCTGCTGGATGAGCTGCTGTGTCTGCTCGATCATCTGCTGTCTCGCAAACAACGCAACGTGCTCCATGATGTGCGCTGTAATGGCCAAAAGCGCATGCGGTGTCGCCTGTACCAGAGGCAGCTTGTAGAACGCTACGTGCGCCTTGATGTGCTCGTCGTGCTGCTGATCAGGGAATGCCTGCAGCGGAGTGCCCACCAGAGCCCGGCCGTTCTCCATGACGGGGTCCATCGGCTGTGGTTGCTGTGGTTGCGGCAGGATATCGTCAATGTTCTGCACTTCCAGAGCCTGATACATCCGACGGTACGCGGCGTGCAGATTGTGCATCTCAGGATTACTCTGCGCCAGTCGCAGCTGCTCCTGAGCCAGCGCCACGCGCTGAGCCATCGAGAAGATGTTTGGATCGCTGACCGGCAGGACGTCCACGCGGCCGTCGAAGTCTTGCGTCTTGATCTGCTGCGAGGCTTCGTCAACTTCGTACGGATAGCTGGCAGGCATGTGCTCGCCGATGATCCGTGCGAGGATCTTGAACTCCTGACGCTGCGCATAGTACAGACGCTTGTGGATCGCAGACAGAACTTTCATCCCGCGCTCAAGCAGAGCAACGGTTGTTCCGACAGGCTGTTCTTGCCCCATGTTCTGGGCTTGGTTGTCAGCGAGCGAGATAAACCGACGACCGCCATCGACCAACGCACCAAGAAGCTGGGCCAAGGTGGCCGACGGCTCTTTGTACGGCAGTGGGATAATCGCATCTCGGATGCTGCCGCCCGGGGCGTCGATGTCGCGGAACTCGCCGGGCTGCAGTGGCTCGTCGCTATTAGCTACACGTATGCCGCGCGCCTTGAAACCAGCGGGTAGGTTGGCCAAGGTCCCAGCATCGATGAGCTGGCGCAGAATGCTCGTGGCCGCCCGGCCGAGGCCGCCGATCATGTGGGTCAGGCCAAAGCCGTAGAACCCAAGACCCGGCAGGAATTTGTAATGTACAAAATATTGTACAGCTGATCGCGTTGGGTCTTCCTGCATATAGTTGCGGCGGATCGCGAGGACCTGAT